AAAAAAATCTTGCTAAAAGATTTGCGTAGTCCAAAAGTTCCCCCTATATTTGCACCGCATTTGAGAGAGAATGCGGGTTCAAGGAAGTTTGGGTGAGTGGCTGAAACCACCAGTTTGCTAAACTGACGTACTCGTAAGGGTACCGGGGGTTCGAATCCCCCAGCTTCCGCAAAATCTCAAAATAAAAAGAGCTAAGTTTTATAGACTTGGCTCTTTTTAAATCTATCAAACTCCGGTGGGTTCGTCTAACGGTTAGGACACATGCCTCTCACGCATGTAATACGAGTTCGATTCTCGTACCCACTACTATCTGATTATCAGCCTCTTACAAACAAGTAAGGGGCTTTTTTATTGCCCTATATCTATATCAAAGTATCGTTTTTAGGCGTTATTGACGGGTATTTTCAAAAGAAAAAATGCAAATTTAATGCAAATTTTCATCTTGCATTATTATCGCGCTATCCCGTTTATACGCTGTTTGCGTATATATACTAAAAATGATAATAATATGGCAACAGTTAGTTTTTACTTAGACACCCGCAGAGAAAAGAAAGACGGTACATTTCCGGTTAAGCTACAAGTCAGACACAAAGGACAAATAATGTTATGCACTGATTTTTGCGCTACGCCGGAAATATGGACGGGCACAGAGTATAATAAGAACGCAAAGAATCATAAAACTAAGAACGTAGCGATTCGGAATCTCATTAATCGTGTTGAAATGTTACTTGTTATACTTGACGATAATCAGAAGTTAAGAGGAATGAGCGATAAAGCGTTAAAAGACTACATTATAAAATCTATCAAAAACGAATCGACCTGTAAAACTTTCGTAAGCTACATAGACGAGTTTGTAGCAACAAAATCAAAGGAAAATACAATCGTTTTATATAAAGCGACAAAAAATAAGATTCTCACCTATGATCCAACCTGTACATTTGAAACAATGACAAAGAAATGGCTAGAATCGTTCAATAAATGGCTAAAAGATACCGGAATAAAAACAAACTCGATTTCAATCCATTTAAGGAATATTAGGGCGGTTTTCAATCACGCGATAGATAATGAGGAAACGGAACTATATCCATTTAGAAAGTTCACAATAGAAAGGGAGGAAACTAGAAAACGATCGTTAAAACCGGATCAACTTATTACCCTAAGAGATTTCAACGGAGAAGAATATCAAAAAGAGTATCAAGACATATTCATGCTTATGTTTTATCTAATCGGAATAAACGCAATAGACTTATTTAACCTCAAACAAATAGTTGACGGACGCATAGAATATAAACGAGAAAAAACCGGAAAGCTATACTCTATCAAAGTAGAACCGGAAGCAATGGAGATAATAAACAGGTATAAAGGAAATAAATTTCTACTAAACACGCTCGAAACCAACGATTACAATTATAGAAAGTATATGGCAGCAATGAATAGAGGTTTGCAAAAACTGGGAAATTTCGAACGAAAAGGATTAGGCGGGAAAAAGATTAGAGATATTTTATTTCCCGGCATCACCTCGTATTGGGCGCGCCATACATGGGCTACAATAGCGCATAAAATAGGAATATCGAAAGATGTAATATCTTTAGCTTTGGGGCACGAGTTCGGATGCAAAACAACCGGAATTTATATAGATTACGATTTAGAGCAAATAGATAAAGCGAATAGAAAAGTAATAGATTATATTAATTCACTAAAATAATTCGCCAAAAACTTGCATAATAAGCAAATGCTTATTATCTTTGTAGAGTCAAATAAGAGTTCTTAATTTTAATGTTTAACCAATGAAAGATGAAGAAAGAAAGGAATTAGAACAAGAGTATGAGAATTTAAAACTTCTCGCTTCATTTCACGAAGCCTACGGGGTTCCCGAAAATGAAAAAGAAAGAGAAGCATTAATAAATGACATACTTGACCGGATGAATGAGATTCGGGAAAAATTAAAAGAGTAATTAACCTCCCTCCCTTCGGGGAGGGATTAAAACTTTAAAATATGATAGATATAAACGCCTGCTTGCCAACACCCGAAATGAAAGCGGATTTTGAAAGATTTAAAACCTTGTCTACACAAGAAGAAAGGGATGCTTTCAAAAAAGAAATGCAAGCCAAATATAACGCACTGCCAGAGGACCAGAGAGAAGCCTATAAAAAAGCGTCTGAATCTGGACTAAAAGCAACTGTAGACGCTTGTAACGATTTCATTGAAAGAGCGGAAGAAGCTATATTAAGAGATAAGCTCGGAGAATTGCCGGAGGCTATTTCGTTTAGCTATATCGCAAAGAAGTATTTCGGAAAGTCAAGAAATTGGCTATATCAAAGAATTAACGGTAACATCGTAAACGGGAAAAAGGCTCGCTTTACTGATAATGAACTTCAAACATTTTTAAATGCCTTGAAGGACGTAAGCGAAATGATTCATCAAACATCGCTTAAACTCGGTTAAGATTCTTATTTGACACCAGCCCCGCAATTTGAGCCGTTGCGGGGTTTTCTTATTGCATATAAATAAAAAGAGGTTGTGCCGTTGAACGACACAACCTCCCATTCTTAATGGAATAAATAACGCATTATCTCCCGTCCTCGAAAAATAGCAATTTTCCACAGAGAGATGATACAACAGACACCCCCACCCGTACACAAATATACTAATTATTTCTTGATTTGAATATTATTCGACCAATTATTATCAGAATAAACAAAATTATAATTCCAAACGCCCACCCGCCCAACTCCATTTTAATAGATTGCCATCGGTTCAACTGTTTTTCGACCGGATAAGGCACACGAATAGAATCGTTTTTAAGAATCGTATCGGTACGATTCGTTGTTAAGTAGCGATACAGATACTTATATCTATACTGATAAACTGTATCACCCTTTACGAGCGTATAAATACTATCTCGTTGATAGATGCTATCATAACGGATGCTATCGCGCGTTTTGTATTCAGTGCGGACGGATTCAACCGGGATATATTGAGTCCGGCATGATACGAAACATATTGCTAATATCAGCAACATAATAATATAGACTAGCCGTTTCATGGTCGAACTACTGTATTACGCAAGAAATTAGGAAACTCGGATCGTACATCAAAACAGGGGCACGCCTTAATATATTCTTTCGGCTCTACCTCTCCGCTTCCGTCCAGATCGGGCGAAGTATCACGATGTCCGAGAACCTCGATTATCCCATATTCTTTGCAGAGTTTAGCAACCAACTCGCGTAAAGCCGCTTTTTGAGCGATCGTTCTTGTGTCTGTGGGCTTTCCGTTTGCATCCAATCCGCCTATGTAGCAAATACCAACACTATGTTTATTATACGAAGATTCGCTAAAACCCTTCGTATTACAATGCGCTCCGTCAACTGCTAAGGATCTCCCTTTTTCTACCGCCCCATCAATTCGGATAACATAATTATATCCGATCTGGTTAAATCCGCGCGCCCGGTGCATACGATCAATATCTTTTGCGGTTAAATCCTGCCCGGCACGCGTAGCCGAACAATGGATGATAATCGAGTCTATTTTATTCATTGCTTTCCTCTTTATTTTGATTGTTAATTGTAATTGGTCTACGCGGCGGAGTTCTCCGACTGCATTCGCTGTCCGGTCTATCACATCGGTTGTGTTCTGCATCCTTTAAGGCTAATTCAAGCTCGTAGTATTTGCGCATCCAATTTTGTGCCTCTGCTTGTGCGGTTCTCCATTCCCGATAAATCGTATCTACTTTCTCGTCACGCTGTTTTAATCGTTCGTCGTATCGTTCGATCTGCTTGTTTAAATTCTCAATAATAGAAAGTAGGTTTTGAAGTTCCATAGAATCCGCCGTAGCCTTTTCTTTTCTAGCGTTCGTTTTTCGATTCGCTAGAAAAGTAACAGTAAATCGGATCGCCTCTAATCCTCCTAACGCTCCTATGATTTTTAACCATTCGTCCATATTTTTATTTTATGTATTTCATATCGCTTTTGGTAGCTCTTATTCTACCGATAAAGCCTCGTTCACTGCAATCTGCACAACGGCGACAAAGTTAGTTTTTACATACTCTTTAATGCGTTCCGCCTGTTCTGGCAACAATTCTACCTCACCGTTCTTGTAGATTTGTTGAGCTAATTCCAACTCGCCCAAATCGGCGGTTTTCTGATAAATGGTATTACCTAACATTTTTGCAATATCGACGGTACTGTTATTCCCTTCGATGTCTTTTACTTGAATTTCTCTAAAGTCTATTTTCATAATTATGTGATTTAAATATTATCACCAAGTTGAACTAAATAAAATTCCATTTTTAAATTGTAATACTTTAGTTCGTGTACTCCCATTATGCCATACCTGGGCAATTTCAATATATTCATCAATCCCTCTTTTGCCATCAACTACAATACCGCCTTCAGTAGTAAGTGCTATATTATCTCGTCCTCCGGATACACTAATAGATACGCCCCTGTTTATATCATAAGGTCTTGATCGGTGATCGTAGAATCTTCCTAAATAATCGACTCCTAATGTACTAAATGGACCGACAATCACTTGTCTATTGGGACTATTAAAACCAATCATATTATCGTAAAGAAACATTTCGTTACCAGAATTTGTGCCACTAACAGAACCCGTTCCGATATGGGTATTAGATATTTGGAACCCTGCGATTGTTCCTTCTACAGCTTCTATTCGTTTTACAACGAGTTTGTTTGCATCAATAAAGTCAGTTACGATCTTACCGTTTTTTATGAAAATCTCTCCGCCTACAGTCACCGCACCCGTTGCGGGGAGTGACAATTTACCATCTGCTGTTAATTCAAGCCCGGTTACATTATGCTTAATTGAACCGCCTTTTATTAACCAACCCTGCGTCTTTGATAGATTACCGACGAATAAACCCGATGTTCCTAATATATCAATCGTCGCATTTTGAGCTACTAACAACTGCGTAGCGACATTTATAAATTCGTTAAACAAAGTCCATTTCGTTACATCGAAAGAAGAACCGGAATTATGATCCGCACGACACGAATAAGTATTACCGTTGTAGATGATAGTATCTCGATACTGCGTGTTGTTAACATAGTTAGTATTTGCTTTCCACTCACCGCGCGGACGGATTAGAGCACCGGGAAGCCCGGTTGCTCCGGTTGCACCCGTATCTCCCTTATCACCCTTGTCACCTTTGTCGCCCTTGACCTTCGTCCAGGTATAAGCGGAAAACGTATTGCTGTCTGCCGCCGTAAAGTCAGTGTATTGTCCGATATATGCGCCCGGCGTCTCACCGTTGTTAGCGGTAAACGTCGTACCGTTGTCCGAGTACTTGATATGCAGATAAGAAGTTTGTCCGTTGGCTCCGGTTGGTCCTTGAATACCTTGATCTCCTTTTACACCTTGCGCCCCTTTTAATTGTACCCACTTATACGAGGTATAAGAAGTCGGAGCGGTAGAGCTAGTTGTTACCGCCGTACCGATGTAGGTATTAGGGATATCAGAAAGCGGATTTCCGTTAGCATTAGCGGAGTACTTCACATGAAAGAATTGCGAAGTACCGGGAATGCCCTGCGATCCGGTCGGTCCTGTTTCCCCTTTATCTCCCTTTACCCCGGTTGCCCCATTTATTGCACCAATACGAACGGTAGTCCATGATGCGGGAGACGTAGCCGGAGGAATAACCACGCCCGTACGCATCCACAAATATTCGGTCGTACTACAAGCGGGCGGAGTCTTAGCCCATCCGCTTGTAGGTGCAACGGTTGAAGATGTAGACTTCGCAAACTCCTGTACGGGATATTGACCGTCCTTCGTTACGCTGATCGTTATTTGTCCTCTTGCTACTATCATGCTTTTATTTTAAGGATAATTCAACTATAAATGTTGCCTTTACATCTACTTCGGCAGAGGTGACGGTGATGGTCTTTCCTGTTTTTACACCGGAAGTTCCCCAAGCTGTATCCTGCGTGCCGTCTTTATTATATTTCTTCCAAGAGAATACAAACTTTGTATCCGCCGCACTATCGGCAAATGCTTCACCATTCTGCCAAACCTTCGCGTTTAGGGTCGTACTTCCTTGACCGTTTACGAACTTATCGCCCGTCGTGGAAGATACTTCAATTATATACGGATCGGAAAGATCGGAGAACGAAATAATATCGCTCACAGACGTGTTATATGTACCGCTCGTCGAATCGGTGTCTTTAATTACACATTTAAATGATTCGAAGTTTAGAACAGCACTAGCCGGAATAGATATTTCATTTGTGGTTGTTCCTGTAATACCGTAAGCGTTCGAAGCGGCTAAAGACTCCCAAGTGCCATCGGATTTCAATTTGTGCCATTGATAAGATACTTTATCCGCATCAATATTGCTGCCTCTCCACATATCGCAATGCGCCGTTAACGTAGAGGATTGATCGTTTTTAAATACGTTCCCTTTAGGCGCGTAGGCGATAGCGCAAATAAGCTGTCCGGCATTCTCTGTCTTAGTGTAGTTGATAACTGCCTTAACGGGAGTTTCTAAACCTGTATCGGGATCAACGTAAATGGCTGAACATTCTACCTTTAATTGAGACGCGGTAGTCATGTTATTTTTAATTGTTAAGGCATAAGGTGCTGCAGCAGCTACCGTTCCGCCAAAAGCCGTTATCGCGCCGCCGTTGATCGTGTAAGTCGGAGCGGCTTTTAAGCGACTGATAACGTTTGTGGTTGTTCCGGAAACATACAGTTCGGGAGTAACAATCAAGAAGGGCGAAGCCGTCCAATTCGGTACATACGAACTGTTTTCTTTGTTAAAAATCTGGGTTAGCGGTTGATTACTTCCCAAATACAAACTCATTGATTTAGCGTCGTTCAAATCGACGATGGTAATTTGACCTCTTGCGATTGACATAATAGTTTATTTTTTAAAGTGAAACAATACAATTAAACGTGGCACGCCCCCAAACATCATCAGGAGTAAGCATCAATTTATGTCCGTGCCCGACATGAGTTTCATTAAATATCTTATCGGTGTTGGCGTTGTTGCTTTCCTTCTCCCACGAAAAGCGGGAAGCCGGAACGCTATCTGTTATGTCAGTATCCCCCTTTATCACGTAAGCGGTTAAAGTGGTAGATACAGAACCATTCTGAAATATATTCCCGCTACTGCTCATGATATTAACGACCACCGCATCTTTCCCCGCCGCCGACTTTTCCAACCAATCCGACACGCCTTCGCTCGGCTCTTGTGCTGTCGGTTTCTCGGAGATACAGAGCCATGATGCACCGTTGTGAGTTACTTCGTCGTAGTAATAATAAGTCCCGGCTTTCCATTCTCCTTTAAAGCAGGGGACGCGACTTTCTGTTACTCCATCGTCCGAAATCTGTTTGATTACCCCGGTCATGTAGATGTTGCGCAAATACGCCGAATGTCCGGTCATGTCGATACCAAACAATTTCAAGTTAGACAAGTCACCCAACTGCATAGCAATCATTTCCTTTGTAATCTCCCAACCGTTTACACCTGTAAGATACCGGACATAACTTTGTGTTGAATAACTCGACCTTTGCCGATCTTCATTCGTAAAGTTACCGTATGCGACAAAGTGCATAGCCTTACAAGGGTGTACGCTTGTACCAGATCGGAGCGCATATTTAAACGTGGAATCACCTAGCTTTTCAGCAATACGAAAATATGCAGTTTGAAATCCTGTTGAGTTATTAAATATACCTTTGCAAATATCATCTACCTCTATTTCTGCAAATTCGCCCGGTTCTAACTTTAGATAAAGAATCTGATTATCCATATCAACAGATTCGAGAATCCCACCGCCCGGAGCATTCCACTCTTCGCCCGAAACGATTGATACGCGATTATAGCGTAATTCAGGAACTTCAAGAAAGTCACGCAAACGAAGAGATTTCGCGTCTATATGACCGTTTTTGGCAATCAGCCAACCGATTAAATTCTCCGCATAATCACTCGAAGATATATCACCGGAGAAAGTAGCAGATTTTGCAATCAGTTTGTCAAGAACGTTGAGTATTTGCGTTGTTACTGTCGTTGCGGTCAACGTATCTGTAGAAATCCCCTTCGTTACGTCTAGTCCGTTATCAACAATTAAACCGCCTAGCAACTTGATAAGGAATTGCGTTTCGTCTGGTGCTGTTTTGGATAGGCACGAGTCTTTTAAAGCGTCAATAGCGTCCTTAAACCTTTCGTTGATTGTATCAAGTTCTTTGTTTACTCGGAGTGACGATAAAACATTACTATCTGTTAGCTTTGTTTCGGCGTCGTCTTTCGTTACAATTATAGATAATATCTCCGCAAGCGTGCGAAGAGATGAAAAAACATTTAAATCTGTCGCCGATCTCAAATCGTCTTTTCCTAGAATAGTAACATTTGATCCGCTACCGTTGGAAGTCACTCCACTACCTCCGCCAGACGACACGCTAACAATCGCCCCAGTCGGATAATTTTTTGACCGGGGCGATGACGGAATAGCTTTATTTTTTATTTGAATCGTCATTATGCTTCTATCATTTTACAGGTAAATTGTTCATTGGCGAAATCTATTTCTCCGCCTGCTATCATGAAACGTTTTCCTTTCATGTAGTTATCCGAAAGAACGGATATAGGAGTTATAGAGTCACTATTTAATAATACCTGTGTTAGTTTTATTTTGGTAGCTCCGTATTGATTAATAATTCTTCTTATTAAAAGCTCTTCCGGGCGAATCAAAGTCTTTTCAATAGATGAATAAAGGTTATCTTTCAAATATTCATCTAATAACAAGACTTTACTATAGCACGCTCCATCGTTGTTATAACTCGAAATTTTAAACTCTATTTCGTCTAATTCATTAATAAAGTTTTCATTAACAACATTCTCATAAATCCGGTCGGAGTCTTTATCATCGTCCATATCTAACGGCTGGCAATACCTTAACTTAAGGTCTTTTATCAAATACCCGTACGGAACTTGTCCTTCTCTTTCTGTCAATGTCGGAGCATATATAGACATTTCAAGCGTGCCAAATAAATTAGTCGGAATATCCATTACAACACCGTCTGCATCAGAATACTTACCGAGTACTCCGTATGTTTTATACAATGAGACAAACCCCGTTCTCATTTTTCCATCAGCATTTTCTACACTAGATTGATCTAAATTTATAGACATAGTAGACGGGGTATCACTCCACGTAAACCGCCCGTAATTATCTTTAGAAACATATTTATCGCCAATTCTTATTCCTACTTTAATTATATCTTTTAAATATGTAATACCATCCTCGGAAGGAACCAAACCGCCACCAAAGGGAGAATCATATTTATCCTTTTGCAAAACCTTAATACTCATATTGAGAGAAAGAGCGCCTCCCTTCCCTAAAAATAAAGCGTCTTTCTTTGCACCGATAACTACAATCGAGTCATTAAATACCGAATTGGGGGTTACGTCGTTAATAGGATCGTATTTTGTTCCACAACGTTGTCGGACTTGTATTGCACACTCATAATTGTACGATTGCGTAGTTGGTGTTTTTAGCCCGGATTCATAAGAGGCGTATCTTAATGGAATAGCCCCTAATAATTCCGTCGCATTACGCTTATCATTATAAATAGACAAGTCTGTAACAGGAGACAAAACACCATTTTTGTAGGTGAATTGGTGCATCGTTAAAATATTAGGATATAAAACCTCCCTTTGTGTATGTCTTGTATTACCGTTACCCAGATTAGTAGATACTTCTCCGATATTTGATAATAATTTCAGCTTATCAAAATCTTCGGTTATCTTGATTTCCTCAATAGGATAATTACTACATTTTATAGTCACTTTATTATATCCCGGCAAAATATCTAAAAAGTGCTCCGATCCTGCAAAACCAATATCAGATACATTCAACGCAATAGGCGTAGCTTTAGAATATGTATTCAGATCACAATCATATTTATAATAAATACTTTTGTGATCTATGTCAATGAAATACAGTTCACCCCTCCAATCGACACAAGTCCAATTTAAGAACTTACAAACCTCTTCTAATATTTCTTTTAGAGTCATAGCCTTGTTATCCTCGTCGAAGAAGTTTTGTTCACTAATCGTCATTTCTTCAAATACGTTCAGGTCGTTATTATAATCATCTTCGTTTTTAGCATACACATGAGGAATAAATATAGACGAATAACACCCGCGAGACTGCTCAATGAACATTCTAAACAGTTCCCAAAAACTAATAAAAGTTCGCTGTTCGGCGTTCTTTTGTTTGTAGTTAACATATTCGAGCGTGCTCATGGCGGAGCTACATTCTATTTCTAGTTCGAATTTTGTAGACGTGTAATCCTGCGTATATAGTTCTGAATTTATAAAGCCCGTCCAAATAATATCATTTCCTCGCTTGCATAATACTCTGTATTGTTGATATCCGGTCGAATACAAATTTTGCAGATAGTCACCTCCAACAATACGGATTGAAGCAGAAGAAAAGCGAGTCGGTACATATAAAAAATCCTCGTCCTCAATTATCACGGAAAAAGGAGAATTGCCACTGCCGACCAATTCAGTACTTTTTCCTTCATAATTCTCTTTTTGTATCTCAATCAAATAAGATACTTCCTTTCTGGATTTGAAAGGAAGCGTATAGATAGTGCCGTAATTTACCATAGTTTTTTACCTGTTTTCTTTATATGGTTGTGTAATGCTAAAAATATGCGATCCCCTCTTATTTCGACATCACTGTATAAACGAACGCTTTGATCTTCCATTGATAGCGCGATTTTTTGTGATAAAGAACCATACAAACCTGAATTTAGCATCTTAAATAAGTTACTTTGTTGTGATCCGTTCAGAATCATTTCACCCGAATTAAGTAAAGCCGGAACCTTGTCACCCGTAAAAGATGCACCGGGAACAATACCGCCCGCTGCGAATTTAGGGACACTAGCCATTGCGGCAAGCACAGAGGCAACAGCTGCACCCGCCAATAGCCAACCAACAACGGGTGTTTCGGTTGCCGATGCTACACCATTGATTACTGCCTCCGCTTCTTTAGCCGCAATTAGTTTTGTGATAGATTGAATAGCCTGCCCGACACTTGACATTACATTTGCGCCCCATTGTAAGTAAGACGCTGCACTATTATCGGTAATTCCAGATAGAGAACTCATTACACCACCAATAGCCGAAAGCGAATCGGCATAATCTTCGTTCAAGTCTACATCTTCTTTTTTAAATAGCGGATCATATTTCGGCAACTTAAAATTTTCACCTCCCTTCCCATGCGTCGGAACCTTATCGTAAGTCGGTGCAATAGGTACGGACAAAGCGCCGTCTTTCATCCCGCCGTTTTTGATTTTAAACGCTTCTTGATCGACTACAAACTTTAGATTGATCTTTCTTTGTTCTAGTTCGTTTATAGTTGCTTGAATCGTTGCACGCACTTGCATATCAGTTTCGGCGATAAGTTGTTTGTTTAATGCAGACAACTGAATGTTTATCGCTTCAATACTATTTCCGCTAGTCTCAACCTGTAATTTTATTTTCTTGGCTTCGAGTTCGTTAATCGTTGCTTGAATGGCGGAACGCGCTTGCATGTCGGTTTCAGCAATCAGTTTTTTATTTTGCTCTGCGATTTGCGTGTCATACCAAGCGATAGAACCCTCTTTCGGTTCTTCCTTTGGCGTTTTACCGCCTATTCCTGACTGTAAAGCACGGTTCGCCGCTTTCGTCATACTAGATAAATTCCGTCCCGCCGCCTCTGCCGCCGTTGCAACGTTTATTAAATTCTGCAACCATTCATCACTCTTCTTTACTAAAATCGCGTTATATTGTATTGCATCCTGATACTTCGATAACATCGGGCTTATTGCCTTACTCAATGCATTTGTATCTGTTGTTGTAACCGTGTGCACATTCATTCCAGAACCCACCGTTTCGTAAGTTGTGAATTTGGATTTTAAACGATCGTATTCATCTACGAAGTCTTTATACTGTTTCGCTAATTGTGCCTTTTGTTTATCGCCTACCGAAGATACATCTAATCTCAACACTTTATCTATATCTATTGCCGAAACATCTACGCCGTCAAGTCCTATTGCCGCCTTTACCATTGCTTGTAATGCGTTTTGACTTCTTTGTTTATATTGTCCTACGATTTCCTCTTGGTCTTTCAGCGTCTTGTATAATAGTTCCCTAGCTGCTTTCTTTTGCTCTTCCGTTGAATCCTTATCTTTTAAGATAGTTATTTGTTCTTGTATGGTTGCTTGATTCTTTGCATCAAAATAAGAGAATGACATCTTTGTATTTCCTAATTGATCCATCGCGTTGTATGCTTCGCGTGCTAGACGTATAGTTTCGGTTAACCCGTTCATGAACGGCGTCCAGTCTCCACTACCGATAGAGTAGAAAAATTGGTCTACGCCACCTTTTAAGCCGTCCATAGTACGGGCATATTCATCTCCTAGCGTCTGACTGCTATTCATTACTTTATTGAAACCCTCCGAGGCAGTTACAGCAATACCAAGAACCCCGGCGAACTTCATAACTCCCGATACTGCAACACCGGACATTTTAGAAATGTCGCTTTGAAAAGCGTTTACATTCTTCTTCGACTTATTTAGATTCGCGTCAAAGTCATTCGTTTTAAGCAATAATCGTGTTATTATATCAGACATCTTTATTCGTATTTAATTGTGATTCTACTTCTTTTGCCTTAGCTCGTAATCGTTGCATTTCTTCGTCCGTTACGCTCGTATCTTTCTTTTCTTCTTCATCCCACGGGAACCGGAGTATATCGGTTTGCTTTAGCGTCTTTGTGCTATTAGATTGCGCTATAATGAAACCTAACAATCTAGTTTGTTCCCACGCTTCCCGATTGCGTCGATTCAATCCGTCTATAAACGATTCAACCTCGATAAAGTCCATTTTATCGAGGAAGTAATCGGGAGCGATCCCGCCCTCACCAACAACGCGCGAATAAAGTTCGCGTATACTTACGGCTTTCGTTTCCGCGTTGTCACCTTCTTTTTTTTTACGTCATTTCCTGCCGATTGCGAACGTAGTTTGATTTCATCCAAAATAAACTCTTTGAATTGTTCGAATAGAGTCAAGTCATTTTCACATAATTCGATAAATTCCTCAAATTCCATTTTGAACAATTCCTGATTAGAGGCAAGCAGGAACGAATAAAACAAAAGAAACTCGTCTAACATCTTTCCAAACTGGAACGGATAGCCGGATATAGATTCGAACACAAAGAACGCACGAAGCGTATATTTCAAAGAGAAATCTTTTCCGTTAAGTGATATTGTTTTCATTGAATAAGTCGTTTAGAGGGCGGCAAAACACCGCCCGTAAGTTATTTACTAGCTGCTTCCTTTGCAAGCGGTCCGGTTCCTTCGA